TTTCACCGGTCATGGCGACATCAGCGCGCACTGGAATGCTCGTCATAACGGATACCAGCGCCGTTACCATACCCACACCCGCGCTTGGGCCGTCTTTTGGCGTTGCGCCTTCAGGCACGTGAATGTGCAAATCGTGTTTTTCGAAGTAATCGTCTGCGATCCCCATGCCTGCAGCACGCGAACGAACCACGGTAAGCGCCGCCTGTATCGATTCCTGCATTACCTCACCCAGCTTACCGGTTTTAATAATACGACCCTTACCCGGCGTTGCAGCGCCTTCTAGCGTAAGCAATTCACCACCGACAGACGTCCAAGCCAAGCCCGTGACTTGCCCTACTTGATTGTCTGCGGCCGCTAAGCCATAAGAGCACTTACGAACTCCCAGATATTCTTCCAGTAGCTCTTCAGAAATTTCTTTGGCTGCGTTGGTTTTATCCAACATATTGGCCTTCACAACTCGGCGGCATAATTTAGCGACTTCGCGCTCTAGACCACGCACACCGGCTTCACGGGTGTAGTAACGAATAATTTCACGCAACCGATCATCAGACACGTCTATTTCGCCGTCTTTCAAACCGTTCATCTTGATTTGCTTAGGCAACAAGTAACGACGAGCAATATTTACTTTTTCGTCTTCGGTGTAACCAGGAATACGAATAACTTCCATACGATCCAGAAGCGGCCCTGGAATATCCATACTGTTTGACGTGCACACAAACATAACGTCCGACAGATCGTAATCGACTTCTAAATAGTGATCAGCGAATGCGGTATTTTGCTCAGGATCGAGAACTTCAAGCAAAGCAGACGCAGGATCACCGCGATTATCCATGCCCATTTTATCGATTTCATCAAGCAAGAAGAGTGGATTCTTCACTCCTACTTTGCTCATTTTCTGAACCAATTTACCCGGCATTGAACCAATGTAGGTACGACGATGACCACGAATTTCAGCTTCGTCACGCACACCACCTAGGGCCATACGAACAAACTGACGATTAGTGGCGCGTGCAATTGATTTACCCAGTGATGTTTTACCCACACCCGGCGGCCCAACCAAACACAGCACTGCCCCGCGCACTTTCTTCACACGGCTTTGAACCGCGAGATATTCGAGAATGCGCTCTTTAACTTCTTCCAAGCCAAAGTGATCGGCATCCAGAATTTCGCTCGCCTTGGCAATATCGTTATTAACACGGCTGCGTTTTTTCCAAGGAAGGTTAACCAACCAATCAAGATAACCACGCACCACTGATGCTTCCGCAGACATCGGCGACATCATGCGCAGCTTTTTCATTTCAGCGTCGGCTTTTTCTTTCGCTTCCTTGGTCATACCAGCGTCGTCAATACGCTTGGTCAGTTCTTCAAATTCATTACTGCCATCTTCAGAATCACCAAGTTCTTTTTGAATGGCTTTCATTTGCTCATTCAAGTAGTACTCGCGCTGGCTTTTTTCCATCTGCTTTTTAACTCGGCCGCGAATACGCTTCTCAACCTTAAGCAAATCAATCTCTGATTCCATGACCTCCATCAAATGCTCAACACGCTCTTTTGGATCAAGGAGTTCAAGCACAACTTGCTTTTCATCAAGTTTGAGCGACAAATGCGCAGCAATGGTATCCGCCAAGCGGCTCGCATCTTCAATCGAAGAGATCGTTGAAAGTACTTCACTGGGTACTTTTTTAGACAGCTGCACGTACTGTTCAAAGTGGCCAGTTAAAGAACGCAGTAACACTTCGTTTTCACGGTCATTCAAGTCATTTTCATCTTGAAGAGTCACTTCACCACGGAAAAGATCGCCCTCATCCAACAACTCATTAAGCTGAGCACGGACATCCCCTTCCACCAACACCTTCACAGTGCCATCAGGAAGTTTTAGCAGCTGTAAAATGGTGGCCACCGTACCAATCTCATGCATACCTTCGAGACTAGGAGCGTCATCAGCAGCATCTCGCTGCGCGGCCAACATGATGCGCTTGTCGCCTTCCATTGCTTCTTCAAGCGCTTGGATGGATTTTTCACGACCAACGAATAAAGGAATGACCATCGCAGGAAAAACAACGACATCGCGTAGAGGTAACAAAGGAAGAGTCTGACGGGACATAATACCTACCTGATGAAATTATGATGACAATACAAAGATACTGGGGGCGCTCGGAGGGGAATACAAGTCACAGAAACGATAAAAGGAGCACTAGGCTCCTTTTATCTAACAATCACAGCAGATATGTGACTCAGTCGTCGTCTGGCGAGACTTTACCAACATCGCTGCTTTCGTAGATAAGGATAGGATCAGCCTCACCACGAATAACCGTATCTTCGATCACGACCTTAGATACATGTTCTTCAGATGGTACGCGATACATGCTATCAAGCAATGCAGACTCAAGAATCGTACGCAGGCCACGAGCACCTGTTTTACGTTCCATGGCCAACGTTGCTACAGCATCTAACGCTGCATCACGGAACTCAAGTTCCACAGATTCCATTTCAAACAAGCGCTCATACTGGCGTACCAGAGAATTACGAGGCTCAGTTAAAATACGAACCAAGGCATCTTTATCGAGTTCATCAAGTGTTGCCACAACAGGCAAGCGACCAATAAATTCAGGGATTAAACCGAATTTCACCAAATCGCCCGACTGAATTTCACGTAACACATCACCGACAGATTTCTCGTCTTTTTTACCCTTAACCGTGGCCGAGAAACCAATACTGCTCTTCTCAGAACGATCACGAATAATATTATCTAGGCCGGCAAACGCACCACCACAGATAAACAAGATGTTGGATGTATCCACCTGCAAGAACTCTTGCTGAGGGTGCTTACGCCCGCCTTGTGGCGGAACCGAAGCCACCGTCCCTTCGATCAGTTTCAGTAAGGCTTGCTGTACGCCTTCACCTGACACATCACGAGTGATGGATGGATTGTCTGATTTACGTGAAATCTTATCAATTTCATCAATATAAACGATGCCACGCTGGGCTTTATCTACATCGTAATCACACTTCTGCAATAGCTTCTGAATGATGTTTTCAACATCTTCACCCACATAACCAGCTTCGGTTAGCGTGGTGGCATCTGCAATCGTGAATGGCACGTTTAATAAACGAGCCAGCGTCTCAGCCAATAAGGTCTTACCGCTACCCGTTGGGCCGATCAGCAAAATATTACTCTTGGACAACTCTACGCCCGTCTTGCCGCCTTGATGCTGCAAGCGCTTGTAATGGTTGTATACCGCTACGGCAAGAACCACCTTGGCCTTATCTTGGCCAATAACGTATTCATCCAGTGTCGCTTTGATCTCCTGCGGAGTCGGCAGAGCGTCTGAACTACCTTTATTCTCGGCTTCCTGTACTTCTTCACGAATAATGTCGTTACAGAGATCGACACATTCATCACAGATAAACACCGAGGGACCAGCAATAAGTTTACGAACTTCATGCTGGCTCTTACCGCAAAATGAGCAGTAGAGCAGCTTTCCGCTGTCGTCACCTTTGCCTTTTGTATCGTCGGTCATTCGACTGCCTCGTAGTCTTACTTATTGTATGTTCACAAGATGGTACCTTTTGGCGGCTATTTCAAGCCGCCAAAGGAAATTCACGTGGAATATTTCGTTATGCCCGTTTTGTCAGGACTTCATCAACCAGTCCGTACTCTTTGGCAGTCTCGGCATCCATAAAGTTATCACGCTCTGTATCGGCAATAATTTTCTCTAATGACTGACCCGTATGCTGAGCCATAATGCGATTTAAGCGATCTTTTGTGTTCTGGATATTTTCAGCTTGGATAAGAATATCCGTCGCCTGCCCCTGAGCACCACCACTTGGCTGGTGAATCATCACACGCGAATTAGGTACGCTAAAACGCTTACCTTCGGCACCTGCCGCCAATAGGAATGCACCCATTGAACACGCCTGGCCAATCACCATAGTACTGACGTCGGGCTTAATGAACTGCATGGTGTCATAGATAGACATCCCCGCAGTGACCGAGCCGCCCGGCGAATTGATATAAAGATGAATATCCTTGTCTGGATTTTCCGACTCAAGGAACAACAGCTGAGCCACTACTAGATTGGCCATATGATCTTCAACTGGGCCAACTAGGAAAATCACGCGCTCTTTAAGCAGACGCGAATAAATGTCATATGAACGCTCACCACGTGCAGATTGCTCTACAACCATAGGTACCAGCGCATTGGTCTCGATTATTTCTGATTGTTGCTTAATGGAGTCAAACATTCGACCCTGCACTCCCTGACAAGAGGTAAAAAAAAACAGCCGTACCCTAAGGGTAGCGACTGTCTTTGAGTTTAGCCATCTATTGGCCAAATGTCAGGTATGAATGGTAAGTTCTTACGCAGATTGGTTCGCCATGCGAACAATTTCTTCATAAGTTGACTCAACCTGGCTAACTTCAGCCGCTGCCATGACCTTCTCTACTACCTGATCTTCCAACGCGAGCGCTTCAACTTGAGCACGTTGCTGCTGGTTAGTCTGGTAATATTCACGCACCTGATCAGGATCTTGATAAGAAGAAGCAACTTCTTCGATCAACTGCTCAACTTTTTCGTCAGACGGCTTAAGGTCGTTTGCTTCGATGGCTGCATTCATTAGCAAGCCAACCACAACGCGCTTCTCTGCCTGTTCTTTGAACAACTCAGCAGGAAGCATGCTTGCATCTAACTGCTGACCACCACCAAACTGCTGAACAGCTTGCTGACGCAGACGATCAATTTCTTGATCAGTCAGTGCTTTAGGCACTTCAATGCTGTTGGTTTCCTGCAAACCAGCAATCACTTGCTGCTTAGTCAGGTTGCGGATTGCACGAGCCAGCTCGCGATCCATATTCTTGCGAATCTCAACTTTAAACTCTTCAAGGTCCGCTGTTTCGATACCGAAGCCTTTGAAGAACTCTTCGTTCAATTCAGACAAAGTAGGCTTCTTAACTGTTTTAACCGTTACCTTGAACTGAGTCGCTTTACCTTTCAATTCTTCCTTGTGGTAATCATCAGGGAAGTTCAGATCAAGAGTGACCTCTTCGCCCGCTTTCTTACCAGCCAAGCCAGCTTCGAAGCCTGGGATCATAGAGTTAGAACCCAGAGTTAGGCTGTAATCGCTCGCCTCACCACCTTCGAATGCTTCACCATCGATAGAGCCTGCAAAATCGATAACCAACTGGTCGCCATCTTCTGCTGCTTCTTCAGATTCGTTCCACTGCGCCTGCTGCTTTTGCAGGTTAGATAGCATGGTTTCAAGATCAGCATCAGTCACTTCTGCAGTGCGCTGCTCAACCTTGATACCAGAGAAATCAGCCAAAGTAACTTCAGGGTAGATTTCGAATTTAGCTTTAAACTCAAGGTCCTTACCGTCTTCATCAACAGTAGGTTCAAAAGTAGGCATACCAGCAAGCTTTACTTTCTCTTGCTCTACCGCCTGGAAGAAAGACTGCTGCATCTGCTGGTAAACAGCTTCGTAGCGGGCCTGTTTGCCGAACATTTTTTTAGCAACATTCGGTGGAATTTTACCCGGACGGAAGCCATCTAACTTGCGGCCTTGTGATAGCTTCTTCAGCTCAACCGTGACTTTTTGTTCAACTTCTGCAGCTGGAACGCCAATAGTCATACAACGCTCAAGACCAGCGGTTGTCTCAATAGACACTTGCATAGATGCCTCTCATGTAATTTAACAATGGAGCAACCAGCCTCCGGCCAGTTGCGTAGATATAAAGGTCGCGGATTATAGCTTAAGGCCACCCACGATAAAACCACCAAAATTCAGCCACAATTTTACGCTCATAAAAAGCGAACGTAGAAGCACACTAAAAGATGATTAAAATAGAAAAAATCGGGCAAAATACTGTTAGCCGAGACGGACAAATATTGAATACTACAAGGAGAAAATAAGAGAAAAAATGGGGTGGCCGACGGGGATCGAACCCGCGACAACAGGAATCACAATCAAGAACTAAATACATATAAAACAACGTACTAGCTTTATTTTTCGTAATTTAGACGCCTTTAAAACCGTAGTTTTCACCCCCTAAAACCACTGTATATTCGGAAAACAAAAGCCGCTCATCCTTGAGCGCAATGCACCCTACCAGCCATCAAAATCTTTCAGCAGATCAATCATCAAGCCAGCCCACATAGCTACCTGATCAAATCGATCCAGCACCCACGGCGCTACCACATCACTAAGGGGAAATACGACCTGTTTCAAACGAGCAATCACTCGAATCACCAGCAACACAAGCTTGAAACGTTCAAATTTACTTCTTCGTTTGTTAGCCATTCAAGGCTCCCATAGTTCAGTCTTGACAATTCTGTCTTGACTCAATTAGTAAGGAGCACTACATTTGCAAATTGAAGTCCACAAAGTAGCGCTCAGCTCTTTGTTGATCGAGACCCGTCCCGCCAGGACGGGTTTTTTTATGCCTAAAATTGAAGCAACACCCGATCTACTTATTCAGCTTAATGAGTAGACGTTCAACCTTCAATAGGTCACGAAAATCAATTAATATTTTGCGGTGTGGATAACTTTCACTGACCCCTTCAAAACCCACAGCCCGCCTATGCTCGTCAATAAATCACCCACGGTGCGCGCTTGGCGCATTATCGCTAAATACTAACGAATCAGCCCCGCCCAACCAGTGCCTTGAGCGCTTGCTCTGCTATTTCGTCGCTAACGATGAGTTTATCCATCAATAAATTTGGTATGTCTTCGATTCGTACTACTAAGTGATGACGTGTGATTTTTTGCACGTGCCGGACGGCACCCGAGGGGGTAATTTCTGTGATCCAGCGCTGAGGCGGGGTAATGATTGCAGGATAGTTGCTTGACATGATGAAAGTCCCTATTTGTTGTTATCGGGCATCACAGCCCCTCTGTTGATAAAACTATCCTTTAGACATTTCTGCCACAATGGCAAATCACGACGCGATTTTGGTCTAAGCTGAATTCAGAGAAATTTACGCTACGAGCAAAATATAATGCCCAATAAAGAAGAAACTTATGGCGACAGAATGAGGGTGGCACGAGTTGAGGCGGGATATAAAAGCGCTGAGTCGTTTGTGAGCGAGGTAAATGCGCACTTAGAAGTGCAAGACGTGGCACCGATTAGCGTATCCACGTACCGCAAATGGGAGCAAATCGGTACAGCGTTGGAAGATAGAAAACTGAGAGCCTACCCGCACCCGGTTTTCTTCCCTGTTTTTAGCGGGCTTACGGGCACGACGGCGTACTGGCTTTGGTACGGTAACGCGCATGGCATCGTGAAGAAAATCTCACAACTGCCAACGCAACACAGACGAGTTATTGATCAACAGCTCGCAAGCATCAAATGCCCGCGACAGCTGGGTTTGATTGAAGAATTTACGCGCATCGCAGGCAAGCTGGCAGACCGACAACGCCGCGCTTTATCTGCGTTTTTAAAGTTGCTTTGAAGTCACCTTTTAAACTTCAATACTCACCGCAGGAAGCGCCGGGGCCTTGCCTTTGATTTCACCGGCTTGAATGATGGCTTTTTCTGTTGCCGCCACACCATCGCCCTTTGCGCGCAGCGTTTCACCGCTGCGCAATTGCACCGTGCTTGTACCGTCACTATGTACGGTTTGCACAGTGACGACGGTTTTAGCACCAAGACTGGTTAGCCCTCCAAATTTTGCCCAAGGGTTACTCATTGCTTATTCCTCCCAGCCAATAGGCTGTTCAACGGTTACCGTTTGGCGGACTTTAGCCAGCCCCCGCCCCGGTACGCTTATGCTAACAGCGGTCACGTAGCCACGATACGATTGCGCGGCATCGTCATAGACCACTGCAACAGAATCCCCAGGCAACAATAACCCCGGCTCTGCACTACCTTCGGGTATTGCCAGCTCAAGCGAGTGAATAACACGATCCCCACTGGCTGAAATTTCTTGCCGCCCACGGCTGGTGTTGGCTTCAAGCGAGGTGAGCCATGATTCAACAACATCAGCCCCCGGCGCATCACCCGCCGTGCCTTGCCGCGTTATCGTTGCCGCAACCCCTTCGCTTTCACCCGAGACGAACACCGCATTGATTTTTTCACGGTACTCAAGCTGGCCGCCCTCTGAAAGTATCTGGCTTTGATGAATGGTTTTATCCATCGTCGCTGCCGCCAACTCCCACGGCACTGGCCAGTATCGAGGCCGCACCGTCAGCACATCAGCATCAAGCGCTGGCTGAACCACCGCCCCCGCCGTCGCCGCCAAACGTTTAATAACCTGAAGCGGGGCTTGCTCTTGATAGCTAAACACAGCGTTAGGCATAGACCAATCGGGAAGATCAGACGTATTCCAGCTCAAAGTAAAGCCAGTGCCTAGCAACTCATCAGCGGCAGCCTGCACCGCCGTCGTAGTCCCGATTGACCGCGTACGCTTGGGCGCATACGGCAACCCAAGGTATTGGCTGCGACTGTAACCCGACACACTAAAGCGTTTATCTAATTGATTGCCCGAGATACTACGGCTACGCCCCCAGGTAGCAATAAAAAACACCCACGAATGGCCGTTGATCGTGATGGCGATTTCTTTATTACCCGAGGCGTCAGGCTTCACAAGCGCAATACTGGCCTCGTTTAAAATCTCACACGACAGCTTCCAGCTCACACTGTCAGCATCAAGATTCATTTTAATATCAGCCACCGCCAACGGCGTGTTATCGGGCAGCGAAACCACATTTACAGAATTCACGATGATGTGCACCTCTCGTGCGTTTGGTTCGGGGACCAGCCCGCCGGGGATGGCAGGCAAATCCACTTTGTACGGCAAATCCGGTTGATGATAGAGCGATTCACCCACACCCCAGCGTGTGTTTGCCGGTTTACTTTTGTTTGACGCTTGATGCACGCTAAATAGCCCGCCTGCGTAAATTGGGTACGCAGGCAGATCGGTGAGTTTGTATGACGCGATTTTAAAAATCGGATTAGGTATATGCTCTGGCGTATCGAGATTAAACACACCTGAAACTCCGGTGAGCAATTCACCCTGCCGTAGATCGTATTCATTAACGCGGACCGTGTAGCGGTCAGCACCCAGTTGGCTTGTTATCGTTTCAAACGAGTGCGCGACAGGCATGTGCACCGCAAAACCACCGTCGTGATTTAAATTCACCGACGCCTCAGCAACTGCCAACGCCCCTACCGTTTGCATTGGTACCGGCCTAACAAACGGCAGCGCAGAGTTATGATTTAGCGTTGCCCCGGCGATGGGTACCGACATCACAACAGAGCAATTATGCGTTTGCAACGTATCCCAAGCGGTTGCCACCTCACTGGCATAATTCAACTCAGCAACAGCCACCGCAACCCGCACCCCGGCTTGAATTGATCGCGGTTGGTGCACAGCCGCTGCAGCGTCTGCGATGCACGAAACATCGGGAGCGACGACGGGCAAACCCGCGCTAACGCGCAAACGAATTGTCATGCGCGCTCCTCACGTGAGTTAGACAAAATAAGGCCCCTGAGAAACAGGTTTATAAAACGGCACCGCAACCATACGAGCCGTACCGGAAACAACCACCGCCCCGGCTTCGGTTGGCCACACAGGCTCAGTACCCAATGTGCCGGTTTCGCTCACGTCGTAAACGTAGCCGGTGTACACAGACGGGTGGATACGCTCACCCACACCCCGCGCCTCACCCGCCACATGCGGCACGCCGTAATCATCGTGCACCGTTATTAATATCTGCCCGGTGTAGCCGTTCCATTCCAGCGTGTAAGCGCCCGTGCTCGGATCAGAAACCGTGCGTGCTAACTGGTACGGCGTTTCACCATCTAGCGCTAATGCAACGACGTTACGTGCCGCTGGTTGATCAGATACAAGCACTGTGCCGCTGAATGAATTCGGCTCACCGGTACCGGAGTTTTCAGCTGACGATTTGAATTCGATGTTGACTTGGTTGGCGTCGTAAACGTAGTTGTCTACCCACCACACGCCGTCAGCAATGCCGTTTGAGATTTTAAACGCGAGTAATTTATACGACGCGGATTGGTCGATCATAGACGCCGGAAAACGCAACGAGTCACGGACAACAACTACGGATTCTGGAGCGTTCAAACCGCGCACGAACTGCACAATAAAAAAATCGGTTTCAATAGGTAGATTATGCTGTAAGTCGACACTCCCAACGCCCGCAGGATTTTCTAGCGCTCCAACGCTCATTGCAAAAACAGTCATGCCCAGTCGCTCGCATCTAGCGATATAAAAACCGCTTCGCCGAAGTTCAGCGGTGCCCAAAAATAGGATTTACCGTCAATATCAATCACGTCGGTTAGCGATACGCGACCTTGCGCAGACATAACGTCATAAACACGAGATTTAGCCATTCCCACGCCGGAGAACAACATCGGCACAACGCACGTTTGATTAGCATTTGACGTTGATTGACTGCCGACAGCAACGTAAATTGCCAGCGGCACCAAGTCTATTCGCCGATGAGTATCGGTATTATTACCCATCGTGGCCTCCCCGAGACAGTATGGATAAACGTACGCATACGCCTGCTCATTAATCATCACCCCCTCCGTATTCGTTACAGCACACCCCTGATTTACACCATCAACACCCCAATATACATTCTGATTTTTCCGGCCAGCACCTTGAAATATAAAGTTCCCAGACAACGACGCTGATACCGAACCCAGCCCACTGAGCGATTCGACAGAACCAAAAAATACGTTCTGAATTTTGTAATAATTAGAACTGTCATGCGATGTAGAAAATAAACTATCACTGTATAGAGACAGCCATAAGCAACAGAAATGCTCATTAGCAATCACACACCAGTATTCACACTGATTATTACCCGCAAACCCGAATACCGAGCAATTTCCCGATTCAGCAGCACTGCTATCAGTTAAATTTGCAATATCAGCAACGTTGTCACCACTGCGCACATTAACTCCAGTCGTCGCGTCAATCATTGCTGACGCCGTGAAAACCAGCGGGCCAACGGTGCCATTCGCGTTGTACGCCAGCCCAAGCACACCCGATTGCCCAGCGTTTGTAAACGTGCATACGCCGTCAGTATTCCAAGCGTCATACACGATTGACCAGCCCGCAGCGGCCTTGCCCGAATAGCCATCCACTAGGCACGCCTTTAAAATCTCATAAACACCATTTTTGCCGTTGTTTGTCATAACCGGCGCGCCCGGATCGTCGCTTCTATAAATAGTCGGTGCTGTCATTAGTCTGCGTCTCCCATGAATTCAATCACGATCACATCGTCATCTACTTGCTGATTTGATGGCGTCACTGTGCGGATAATTTCAACCGGCGCGGCAGCGGCATCGGTATTAAACCGCACAACATTACTCGCCACCCAACCACCACCCCAGCCCGCCGCACGTACTGTGAAATACGGTGTTTCTGTCATCGGATTAATCGGTGAAAAATCAGCGTTAATGCTGCCGGTGCCGATCACACCACGCTGTTCTGAAATGCACTGAAAGCCGGTACTTGATGTGAATTTCAACTTCCAGCGGTCTTCAACGCAGCCGAGCGAGTCAATCAAAATCGGATTATTGAGGTCGTCGTAACTTGCGACTGACGCATCACCAACAATGTCATCAAGCCAATCAGGTGAGTCCACTTTTTGAAAAAACGTGTTTTTAATTCGCGCTTGCAGATCCCCGGCTTCAACGACGGCAGACACATAACTATCATCAGCAACATAGTCGTGCGTGAGCTGTAAATTAAGCTGAAGCTGCCCCGTCACCGAAGCGTTGGTAATGACAGCACGGTCCTCAATGCGGTGATGCACAAGCAGCGGCAACGTAAGCGAGTTACTACCCCCATCAACCGCACTGAACGGATCAGCCAGCGTTGCGGTACCGGCGGCTAAATCGACAGTATACTGATCGTTGGCGAGCAACGCACCGAGCGCGTCTTTAATCACAATCACAGCGCAATCCGTGCGCCCGCAATCAATCACCTGACCAGCCACCGGGCTGGCGACGCTGACTGTATCGGTATGATGAATAACAACGAGATACCCGTCCTGCATCACTGGTACTTCACCATTGGTCGGCAGTCGCACCGGGTTTAACCCAAGGCGCTCCGGGTCTTGCGGTAGCGTTGTATAGGCCACAGCGTTGTACGTGAGTGTTGATAGAATCACAGGCTGAGTGAATGAAATTTCAACCACACCCGCCGTGCTGTCAACGCTACCACTAGCACTGCCAGCGCTCGTTGTCGCGGGCACAAACGGCAGCACATAACCATTACTTACACCCGGTTGCGGCAGCTCCGTCAAAGTGTCGTTATCGTCGAATGATCCGGTGATCACGCCGTCGTTATCCGATACCGCACGCATCAATGCGCCGTCGGTTGAACGTCGTGCCAGGAACTGCAAACCCGAACTACGCAACGGAGCCGCCGCCGTACGAAATACAACAGAAGTCACGGCAACTGCCGCGCCTAAACCCAGCGCGGCGGCATCAAGCGAGCCGCTGAGCGAATCAATCACGCTGCGCACCGCGTCGTAATTAATCTCAGCAATGCCGTTCACGCTATCAACAGATCCAGCCGTCAGGCCCGCGCCCGTGGTCGTATTAAATGCGCGATATAACACGCCGTCACCGCGATCAATTAATTCATCACCATCCAGCGTCAACACAACACCACCGGGCACCAATGTGTCGTTAGCGATTTGCATTTTTAACGTTAAGTCAGATACCGGGATCGTTTGTGTAATGGGTATGCCTGCCGTGGTCGAGCGGTAGCTGATTGCAGCCGTTTGCGACTCAACGCGCATGGTTTTAACCGTCACTGTTTGCTGCCACCCACCAAGCACACCGCCTTGCTCAGTGTATTCAGCAACAGTGCGTGTAAACGCCGTGCCATCGACTGTGATAATACCCGTCGCATAATCCACGGAGCCGACAACGATGCCGCCCATCCAGCGCGCCTTAAGCTGCCCCTGAGAGTCAGTAACCAATCGCTGTGTACTGCTTACGCGCGATTCATATACCGTGCCGCCAGATAAGGTTCCCGCTGTATACGTTAGCTCTAAATCAAAACTGATTGAACCTGACACTATGTTCGTCTGGCCTACGTCAATCGTGAAACTGCCGCCAGTGCTCTGAGTTACCGATTTGTTAGCGGTCAGCACCGCCGCGTTGTGTTTGTCGTACGTGATCACGACATCAGACGTCGGCAAATTAGCGGGGGTAAATGCAACACTATTGCCGGTGATTGACCCGGCACTACTCGACAACACGCCCGAGGCGTTAGCGGTTTCTGAATAGTCAGTCGCGTCACGAGACCAATCAATTTGCAATGTAGATTCCAGCGGTACGTCATCAAGATCAATTTCAAACCACGCGCTACGTGCGCCGGTTGTTGCAACTTCGTAGGGGGTTTGCGCCCAGGTGTAAATGATTTGAGAATTTAAATCAGGCTCACCGGGCAACGTGATTGAGCCGCTTGCGGTATTGTAATTAATTGCGCCACTTGAGCTTGGGCCAGACAGCACACCAGTGCCGTCGTCGGTTAGCGAATACCATTTGCCCAGATACATAAAATCAACGCGCAGCGTGCCCGGTGACGGCGGCGGTGCGAGTTGGAACGTGTACGTGACTTGGCGGTTACCCGCAGTGATTAACACTGAATCCGTGTACGGCGTTAACTCAACAGCAACGCCGGGTATGTAACTCACTGAGCACGACCGAGACCCGGACACACTAAACGCTAACGTGCCCGCCGTGGCATTGATTGAAACGTCACTCAGATATTCAGAACCAGACAACAACCGCAACCCGCCGTCAGCCTCATCATGCACGCCACCACCCACAGTGACCTGCAATGTGCCCGGCACCCACGCTGTCGGCAGGGTAATAAATTGCGCGCCACTTAATGTACCTAATGAGCGGGTTTTAGTGGATGCAGACGTCGGCTGTACCATTTTTTGCACAATGCCGGGCTGCTGGTCAACGTAGGCCGTCTCGCTTGTAGACGCCGGAATCAAGGGCTGAAAAATACTGTCAACAAACACACTGGCGTCGCCAACGCTTGCGGCTGCCGCTAGCGGACGAATGCCGTAATACTTAGCCGAGTTATTACTTTGAGTTTTGAATATCTCGGTCGCGTGATTCGCCACCGGCGACGGATCAGAGCCGCCAAAATCATCATCTAACTGCTGAGAAATACGGATCGTCATTTCCTGCGCACGATACGTTTGGTATTTGCCTTGCTCATCAATGTAAGTGTACGACGCCGCCCGCACGTCAACGCTTAATACTTTAACCGGCTGCTCTTTTGCTCCGTCAATCAAAAACAAAACCTCACCCACTTCAGGGGCGTCGTTTCGATTGTCCGCGTACACAACAATGCTGGTTTGACCTTGACGTTGAGTGCCAACAGGTCGCAGCGGTGAACGAGTAGACAGCACAACGTACTGTTCGATTTTGTCTTGTATTGCTGCCCGCTCAGCGTAATGGTCGCCAGTGCTGAACATCATCGTTGAGATATTAGGCGCGACGGCATCCTTAGTTAAAAGAAACCCGCTGCCCAAAAACATATCTGCATTTGCCGCACGGATTGCACCAAACAATCGGCGAATCGACACACCACCACGCACTTGTAAATTCTGCGAAATATCGGTCCACAGGTTATTAATATCGCCGGACACAATCGCGTCACCCGTCATCGAGCCGCCGCCGTCAGATTCATCGGTGTTGCGCTCAGCGAGCATCAGCTGTACATCGTTTGCATTAATTGCCATGTTTATGGCTCCACTGTAATGAGGTTTAACGTGAGTTCGTAATAGGTTGTTGCCGTAGGGTTTAGCTCTGGCGAGAGCAACGGTGCTTGCACGCCGCCCTTGGCCAGATCAAACAGCACGGTGTGCGTTGTGCCGTCGGCCATTGTGAGTGTGCGTTTTACATCAGGGGCGTCTTGCAGGTCGGTAAGTTCCAGAACTTTAGTGCGTTTTGCCCACGCCCCGCTGAGCGTGATTGGTCGCCCGTATTGCAGGGGTGATGACTCAACAACAAACCCACCACCAACCGTGCGTTGTGCCGACTGCGCAGACGACCGCCACGCGAATTCATCCTGCCAGTACAGGTTCTCTGGCAGGGTTACAGTATCAAGCTGCATTGGTTATGCTCCTGAGCGATTTTTAGCGTCTTCGAGGTAATCGAGGAAGGCATCTACAGAGTCTTGATCACCCTGCAGCGTGACCTTGTTGCCACCCAAATTTAGGTTTACATCAACGGACCGAGACGAAGCCACATTGCCAGGCGATGCCGCTGCATTACTGGCCGCTGACGTTGTACTGGCTGAAGAGTTTGCCGCCTGCGCCCTATTTTGCTTTTGCTGCTCTTGCCGAACCTGCTCAAGCGTGCGCAACGCATCTTGATAGCTCTGAATTGCTTCTTCATTGCCGTAAAACTGTGCCCGCTCAAGCTCTGCTTGCAGTTCTTCACGCTGACGTTCGTACTCGCGTTGCTGAATCGCCCCGGTATTGCCCTGCAAGTTATCCAGCTCGTTTTGCAAATTGTCAGCCGCTTGCGAGGCGCTATCGCTCATTTGCTGCAGCTGGTTGTTGGCGGCGGTTAACGCATTGCGCAAGGTCGATAAATCTTGAGACCCTAAAAGGTTCATCGTGCTTAAGCTGCGCTCAGCATTAGTGAGGAATTTCTGATTAATACCATCGCCCGACTGCAGGGCATCGAGGTATTCAAGCGCTTTTAATTTTTGCTCGCTGTAAGCCGCGACGGTTTCGTTTTTGGCTTCGAGCACTGAGTTTTTAAAGCGGTTAACGCCGGTAACGTCGAACACTTGCAGATTGTCGGTGCCGATTTTACTCAGCACATCACGCGCGCCTTGCAGGGCTTGTTTTACGGCGTCAATCTCTGTGACTGGGCCGGTGCTATCAATCCCCAGGCGATTATCAAATGCCGCACGGGCTGACTCGCTGAGGGCGGCTACATCACCCCGCACCGACTGGAACCAACCAGACAGCTCTTGTGCCATCGCTTGCAGGCTTTGGCTTGAATCGTCGGCTGAGTAAGCCAATTGCTCTGTTTCAATAGCGACTTCACGAATCTTGCCCGCTGTTCTGTCACTTTCGTCAGCCGTATCTTCAAGCGTTAGCGCCATATTTTTTAATGACTGCGCACCAACATCACCGGCCTTGCTGGCTTCTTCACCGGTGCGCTTTACAGCCTCTGTCGTTGCTTCTGTATCAGCCGCCGCCTTAGCCGCAGATTGAGTTAGCTCAGTAAATGACTTGTCCAACTTCTGTGTGGCAGCCGCAATACCTGATAGATTCGCCTGAACATCGCCCGAGGCACCCGCAAACGCATCAGCAAAACTGCCAGACACTGCCCGCGCCTTAGCCGCAAATTCATCCAAACCCGCAAAATCAGCCAGCTCTGCCACCGCCCGAGTAACCACCGCGACTGCGCCGGTAATGCCTGCCTTAAATCCGTTAAATACCAAACCAATTGAGTTAGAGAATATCTGTGCACTGCCTACTAATTTGCCGAAGTTTTCATTCAGCGAAACAGCCGCCTTGCCAGCCCATTCAATCGTGCTGCTAAATAATGTCGCTAAGCCACTGGCTATTTTTTCAAGCCGCCCATCGTCAGCCATGAGCTGTATTTGTTCGCGCACATCTTTGATGGCATTTTTAAAACTATCGAGCGCGCCGTTATTACTAACGCGCAAATAAAACGCAGTGATATCGTCTTTTAAATTCGACATTAAACCGCTGAGGGTATCCATCGCCTCAGCCGCTTTGCCTTCGTTGGCCTTGGCTATTTCAGCCAATAACAGCGCCATTTCTTTGCGGCCTAACTGCCCCGCTGAGCTCAGTTTTTGCAGTTCAAGGGTGTTCTTGCCCGTGGCCTTGGCGAGCAAATCCCACACTGGCACACCACGTTCAACGAGCTGAAGAATTTCTTCACCCTGCAATTTTTGTTTTGCCCACGCCTGACCAACACCCGCCACTAATCCGGCGAGGGTCTCATAGCTGCCACCTAATGCCGCGTTTTGATCAACCAGCGCACGCAGCGATCCATTCATTGGATCAACACCAAAGGCCCGTAATTTAGCGAACGACTCAGCGACTTGGTCTAACTGCAACGGTGTAGACCGCGCAAACTCAGTAACGTATCCCAGCTCTTTAGGTGAGAGGCGCTTGCCCAATAATTCAAATTGGCTGGCGACTTCAAACGTGCTTTCTGCCAAGCCAACAAACGCATCTTTTAATTTATCGACAATAACCAGCGAACCAACAAACGCACCCACTTTTGCAATGGTGCCACCAATACTTGATGTGGTTTTTACGGCCTGTTGCGCGGTATTTTTTAATGATTTTCGAACCTGATCAACGCGCTCTGTATGCGCCTTTAATTTACCGTTCGAGAATTCCAATTCGTTGGCGAATTTCTTTTCCGTGTCGGCTAGGTTTTTAATATCACCACCGGCACTGGTGATGACTTTTTCTAATTGCGCAACGGCTTTTATGCTGCCCTGCCATTCTTTTTTAGCGTCACGCGCGGCCACTTTAGCCTTTTCGAGCGCGACGCCTAACTCTGGTGTTTTTTCTGTTTTAAAGGCTTGTTTTAATTTCTCGACTTCGAGTTGTGCAGAATCAAATGCGGCTTCTGCATCGGTTGCGGCTTGGCGGGTGTCGTCGAGGGTTTTTACCGCGTCTTGTGCTTTGTCGAATTCGCTAAAGGTTTTTTCTAATTCAACCGTGCGCTTGTCGAGTTCGCGCAGATCGTCGGCTGCGTCTTTGGCACCGGGTGATATTGCGTTTTTTACTGACAGCAATAATGAGACGATTTTACTGGCCATTTAATTTTTCCGGTTTGAATTTAATCAATAAAAAAGCCCCGCGTTTGCGGGGCTTTTATTTGGCAGCTATCAAGGATTCCTTAACAGCTCAGACTAACAACTAGGCAGGCACCCAGATTTTACCGTAGCGGCTGAGGCCCGCGCCGGTGATCGAGGTATCAACCAGCACTTCGCCTGATAGTTCCGGGTTGGCAAACTCAGAGGTGATCAGGTCTAGGTTGGCCGCCGGTGAGAATTTGCAGCGATACAGCACAACCGGCTGAGCCACCCCGCCGTTGGCTTCGTTCAGGCCTTCAAATACAAGTTCGTATTCAAAGCCTGAGTTGACCAACATTTCCAGCGCGTTGGTTGCCAGTGTGGTGTAACTGACTGAGATCACATCACCGGAGGAAATACCGCCACCGGCAATAATTGTGATGCCCAACTGAGTGACATTGTAATCCGTACCGGCAACGTAGGTGGTGTCACCGGCTTGGTTTTCAACAACGTACGCCACCGACACATCAGGCTGATCATCGAACATCACCAACGCGCCTTCGTAGGCAGTGTGTTCTTCATCAACCACCGCCGCAGCGGCCACAGCCGTGGTGGTGCCATAGAGCATCATGGCCATATCGTCAGGGCGCTGCTCTGACAGCGTGAGGCTTAGCCCCATTTTGGTAATACGGTCGATTTTATCGAGGTTGCCACCGCCCACCTGGGTGCGTTGTGGCTGTGTGATTTCTTCGGTTTCAATCGCTAAGCTAAGTGCGCCTGCATCAGCGATTGGCAACAAGCCAAAGTTAGTATCACGACGACGCAGGTATACCTGCCCGGCACCGATATAGGTAAAAATATTGCGCGGCATAAAGCCTCCTAATTCATTGTTTAAGGATTGTTTGGGTTGGTTTAGTTGTTGATCAAGGTTGTGGCCGGTGGCCGGTTATGGTTGCGAATCGACGATTCGCAGCGTGATTTCAAACGAGATAACAGCCTTGCCGTTGCCTTTATCCGGGTATGCAATGCTGAGTGATTCAATGGATACTTCGTGCGTTAGCTGCGCATCCCACTTAGCTGCCAAGCTCAGTACGATGTTTTTGCATAGGGTGTCCAGATAGGCCTCCATGTCAGCGGCTTCCATGTCAGCGGCGGCATCCCACGGGACAGCGATATCGACACCAAACGGACGACGCCAGATCACTGATTTTTGCCCGACTTCCTGTTTGCCATCGAGCGTCCAGACCACCGCAAACGCCCCGCTTTCTGGATGTTTTGTTTTGTCGCGGGCATCGACTGGGTTGAGCGCGGCGTCAATGCCATCGACACTGACCAATCGCGTTTTTAGCTCGTTGCGGGCTTGCGTTAATTTACTCATCAATTAGTTCATCCAATAGTTGGCCCAGCGCCACAGAGAGGGTTTGCTCTGCCTCGTTGCGCACCTGGCTGTCTGGCAATGCCTGATACAGCGCAGCCAGTGATGGCCCCATGGCATCAACCATTTTGCCCTGCCGATAGGTGTAGGTTTTGCCTTGTTTAGTGGTTTTGCTGTTGCGCGTTGCCAGTGCGGTTTTGCGCTGGCTGCGGGCGTTGATAAAGCCCGCCGCGACTTTACTACCACCCACCCAATCGACAATGATTTGTGCCCGCGTACCTTGCCCGCCAACCACACGATGGCGATGGCTGTATTCGCGCACGAGTATGCCCGCACCGCTGAAGTTGATTCGGGCTGAGTCGTACTTTTGCGAAGCGTCATTAATCGTCATATGTCGCAGCACCACCGCCTGCCGAATACCCGTGGCACGGCTCATGGCGTTAACGAGATACGACGACCGCAGCGTGCGCGCGGCTTGCGTTGCGGCCTTGCGGGCGATGTCGTCGCCTTTTCTGCCCAGCTCATCGAGCAAGCTGAGCACGTCGGTCATGCCCGATAGCCCTGCGTGATTCGTTGCCATCAGACCGGCTCCGACCAGCGAGTGCGGTGCCAATCTTTGCCCCGCCCTACAGCCCAATCAATGGATTTAAAGCAGTGTTCTGGGTCAACCTTGTCCAGCATCCAAGCTACTGCGGCATCTACCCACAACCAGTTAAATACCGGCGGGTGATGCCAGTACAATGCTTTGCCTAAGCGGCTTGAGATCGTTTCTCGACTGTCGTGCCAAAACAGCGCATTCCAAAGCCGATCAAACGCGATCCAGATGTGATACGCCTTTTTACCGGCAAAGGGTCGCCAACGTGGCACCGCGATCATCAGCGCCAACGGAATACCCGTTAACGGCAACGCCACAGGCAATAAGAGCAACAAGAGCACAACGCCCAGACATAAAAAAACCGCCGATATGGCGGTTGATGTTTTATCAATGATAGGTGCCCAAAAGGGTTGATTAGTCATGGTTGTTGCTCCTGTTCGTTTCCCAGTTCAGTTGATTCAGCCGCAGCGGCTTCGCGCATGGCGATGACCATCGCGTAGATTTCGTCCCAATCCATCGGCAATGTTCGCTCTATTAAAACTTCATCTCCACTTTCGTCGAAATCTTTATGCTCCAGCATCATTGCAAGCAAGAAGTATTCGTCGTTTGTGATTACAAAACTAGGTATAACAGGTTCGTTATTTTCGTCTACGAAAGTTATTCCGCGTAGCACCCATAATGTTTTTGGCTCGCCGCCCTCTGTTACTTCTATTAAAAGTGGCTCTTGACCTAGCTGGATAGATACTGAGTCTGCATAAAAAACACTTAGCCTATCTGATTCTTGGATTATATTTTTCATGCTGCGTACTCCAAGAAAACAGAGTCGTCAGAAACTTTTCGCCAAACCGGATTTTCAGGATCGGACGCGTCTTTATATGCTTCAGTCCAATCGCTCGGGACGCCATTGATGGTTAATAAATCAGCAACTCCAGTCGCCTCATTTATCTGATAAACAGCGTTAGGGTCGTCAATAGCGTGTGCGCGTATCAAAGTGCCGGTTTCGCTGTTACCTACCCATAATTTTACATTTGCAAAATAACCTACCCATTCCTCAACCCCTGTAGTACCCCCCCATTTCATCAAAAACGAATCCAATAAAAATGAACCATTAGCAGATAGACGTTCAGCATATGCAGTAAATATATTATTAATTTTAAATTCAATATCATCCCCGATGCGAGAAATCTTAAAAGTGTAGAGCAAATTTGCGATATATAAACTTTGAGGAATTGATCCGCCGTTCATAGTGCCAATCTCGTCCAGTCCAAGATCATCACGCACCGCTCTCAAGTTATCGATTAAAAATCTATCCTCTACTAACTCATTCGTCGCAAAAATATACCCACCATTTGTCGATGGGTTAGGCAATGTCGCATCAAACGTCATCTCAAAATCGCCGACGATTTCTGTTAAAGGAAATTTATATCCGGATAGCAATCGATTTTTTCTAAACCAGCGGGTTTCTGCTTGAGGGCCACTACCACCACCCAGCAAATCATCACCAAAAATTGGGTGCACTAACGCCGAGCGCTTGGCCGAGACTAATGCTTTTACTAACGCACTCATCAGAAAAACGACCAAGTGAGTTTGTATTCTGCGCCGGTATTCGTTGGCGTGATGATCACCTCATCGATTGGGCCTAAATGGTTTAGGCGCATGCCTTTGTTTTGCGCGATGACGTTTTCTGCGGTGGCTGTAGGATCGCGTGAGATTGTAAAACCAAGCGGCTTAAACATGATGGTGACGTCGCCCGTTTCGCCTTCGACATTGAGCGTAATGCCATCGTGCTTTTCTGATACTTGGCCATTTGATCGGCTTAGTGTTGTTACATTAACAGCGTTGTCGATGCTGCCGTTGTATTCCGTTAGCTCACTCATGGGTTGCTCCTAATTTTTGTCTTTAGATGTTTTGTAAAAATTGAACCCACGCCAAGGTGATTACGCCGGTTTCAGTTTTGGTGCCGCTGTAGTTGCTGACCTGTGCCATGTGTTAAGCCTCGTGCTGTAAAAAGGTGATCCAGCATCGCGTAAGTACGCCGGTGCTGCGTTTTGGGTCGAGTTGTTCGATTCGCCACAGACTGCCTGCAGCGGTAAATTCTGTCCTTACGGTGGGGAAGTATTCGCCCGCGTAGAATTCGGCTTGGCGTCGTGGCTCTGTTGTTTCGAGATAGCCGTGGTCGCCTTCGGCTTCGGGCACGTAGCCCAGTAATGCCACCCGCGTTGTTAAGTCGCCGTCTACGGTGTGGACCTCGCACACATGCCCACGCAGTGCGTTGGCGTTGATGAGCGAGTCGAGCTTTTTGCCGTCTGGGTTGCTGGCACTGGCAATGAGGTAGACGTCATCGCCATTGACCACGGCTAAGCTACAGCCGTTTTGGTAGTCGGCTGACCATCGTGCGCGGATAATGACGCTTTGGCCGATCAGGCCCGGCTCTCGTGCGCCGTCGGCTTTGTCGGCTGTGATGCCTATGAGCCGCGTTGCTATAACCGCCCCGGTTTGGTCACGCAGTGTGGCTGAGGTGGTGAGTTTGCCCGCTCTCATGTGCGTACCCTGTAGGCACCTAACATGCCGTTTACGAATTTAAGTGGATTGGTAACAGCCCCGACGATTTCGCCTTCGCGATTTTCGTACATGCTGCCAATTTGCATGAGCATCCATTTTTTTATTGGCCCCGGTACTGCAGCGGCATTGGTGTAGCCTGCGCTGTATTTGACGACGACGCGCTTGCCGTAAAAAAGCGGGCTTATGAGCATGGCACTGTCGCCTTCCCATAGTTCGAGGTCGTTGGCGGCCATTAGCACGGCGATGTCTTGTTCTTCACCGTCGATGGTGAGGGTGTCCACCCCAGTGACTGGCCAGCGCACTAGCTCGATTTCTGCCGTGGCTTTTACGTGCAGTTGTTGCCACTGTTGCGGCATGAGTGCGCGCCCGGTTGCGTTTTCTGCACGTTCACGCGCGGTGACGATGAGGCTGTTTAGCAGCTCGTCGTGTTCGCTGTGATTGATGCCACCCCGGTCGGTTTTTACCTGCTCAAGGGTGAGCGGTTCTGCCGTGGGGGCGGTGGTCAGTTTGAGGTGGTCGTAGGTCATGGTGTGCCCTTAATCTACGATGGTGCCGGTTAGTGGATCAGCCGGTTGGTCTTTGGCGTCGAAGCCTAGGACGGCCGCACCTACTAATACCGCTGCCGTTCCCACAGTGATTACTGGGCGTACGTAGCGGAAGCCGTTGCTTGTATCTAGGTCATTGGCTTTTAGGTTGATTACACCCGGCAGGTCTTCTGCTAGGTCGATGGCAGTGCGACCCACGATGTCTTTGGCATCCGAGAAGTCGTCAAGGGTTGATTGCTCGAATTTCATGGTTGCCGTGGCATCAGTGCCAAACGCACCGACAGTAGCCACTGCCATGACGTTGATAAATAGGCCCATATCTACCGAACCGGTGATGGTTGCAGTGCCGACTGATTGCGATGCAGACGGAATAACGGCGATCACTGGCGCACGCAGTGAGGGCTTTAAGTTTGGATTGCTCATGGGCAATTCTCCTGATTTTAAAAGGTGTTTTTAAAGGGGGTTAAAAGGGTTAGCCCGTCCTTGGGCTGAGTTGTCGTTAGGCGCGCGCACCCAGCTGAACAAAGTGCGTACGCTTGTTTTGAGACTTGGCAGCCGAGTAAGGCTTATCAAGGAAGGTGCCACCACCTACACGCCAGCGCCAGCGGAAGGCTTGAGCCGCTTGGTCAAAGTCAACATGCATCGACTGAGCAAACTTAGGGCCACCGGTGCGGTACGCGAAGTAGTAGCCATCGGGCACAATCAACTGAACATCGCCTTCAGTTCCGATTTCTTCTGCGTGCTCATCCCAAATAACTGGACGGCCTTTCAAAATACCGTCAGTACCTTTGGCCATAGACTGGTTGCGGCTTGAAAAGATCAGGCTGTTATCCGGCCCTTTTAGCATTGCCAATTCTTCTTCAAGGTCTGGATTAATCAACCACACCGCGCGCTTACGTGCTGCCGGGCTAAGGTGGCGAAGCATGGCAAAAATATTGGCAGCCGTTAGCGTTCCGGCCGCCTGACCTGACTCCTTCGGTACAGTGATCATCGCAGCAGATTTACGGTAACCATTTAATTTACCCGTACCATCACCGTTGCGAATCGCTTCGTTGATCTCCCAGCGCAGCAACTCAGGGGCTTTGCTGAGCAAACGGCTACCCAGGCGCGGCGCATCTTCCAAAAGATCATCACTGACCGAGACACGAATGGATAGCGGGTTAATTTCAACTAGCTTGGAGTTGGTCGCATCTAACTTGCTTTTTGGAACGGCGCTGCCGGAGTCTTCCCAATAAGCAACCAAGCCTTTTGCATTCCATGGCGTATCGATGTTTTTAGGAATTTTAATCGATGCCGCAGCCGTTGGTTCAGAATCCACACGAGACAAGAGATCACCGGTATCTTCTTCAAAGATGCTAATCACCTTGTTACGAATCGCAACCGGGATTTCAAATCCGTATTCACCGTTGTTGGTCATGTTGTCACCCGCCGCCATTAAGACTAAGCGCGGATCAGACTGACCTTTAGCTGCTTGCTTTACTGCCATGAAGAATTCACCTTCATCAGCAAAGCCGCCCATGGCTTCCAGGTCTTCGTCTTTGGCTTGGGCACCTTGCTTTTTACCCACTGGCGCTGGCTGAGTGCGACGGCCTTGCGGGGTGTTGAATTCTGCGTCCATTGCGTCGAACTGCTTTTCTTGTTCGATTTGAGCTTTTAAATCGACACAGGCAGCGGCGATGGTTTTCAGTTCACCCGCTTCAGCTTCGTTGAGTTCGCGACCTTCAGCTTCGGCAGATGCTTGAATCTCCTTGCGGCGGGCCAGTTTTGCGTTCATTTGTTGTAACAGTGTCATGGAGTGCTCCTTTTGACGGGTATGGTTAGCCCCACCGGCCCGATTTGGCAGTGTTGCTGGTTGGTAAAAATTGGGTTGGTTAGTTAAAAATCTTTGAACAGTTCATCAGCGGCGGCGCGTGTCATGCCGCCATTTTGCTGACGAGCGGTTAGGCTTGCGAGTGTTGTTTCTAGCGGCTGTATGGCGTCGATCAGTCCAAAGCCTTCGGCCTCATAGGCGAACCACGAGCGACCGTCGGCCAGTGGTTTGAGTTCTTTTTCTGTGATGCCACGACCAGCAATGATGACGGCTAGGAATTCAGCATAGAGTTGATCTACTACGCGCTGCACTTCGGCCACTTGTGGCTCTGTGATGGGCACGCCTTCTAGGCCGGTTGATTTGTGTTCGCCGGTATCCACTTTGATGACTTTGATACCGGCGTTTTCGTACATTTCTGCACTATCCCAAAGGGCGGTGCGCACGCCTATGCTGCCGACGCTGTTCATGCGGTGGCTGGCGTAGATGGCGTTGGCTCCCACGGCTACGTGATAGCCTGCGCTGGCAAGGGTGCCTTCGATTTGCACAACGACGTTTTTGCTTTGTGCAGCGGCGGTGATTTCGTCGCCTAGTTCGTGCATTCCACGCACATCCCCACCCGGCGTGTCGGACATGATGACGATGTGATCAATACTTTCATCAAGCCGCGCCGCTTTAATCGCGGCACGCACGTGTGCTGAGCTGGCGACGTAGCTACTGGCATAGGGGTAGCTTTTGAGCATGATGCCGCGCAACGAGACGATGGCGATGTTGTCGCGCACGGTCACTGGCAGACCACTGCGCTCTGCGTCTTGCACTAACCCAGCTGAGTAGGCGCTAATTTCTTGCAGGCCACCTTCTTGATGGCTTTTGGCCGCTCGTTCTTGTGCTAGCAGGTGATCGAGCTTTGCCAGCGCTGGCAGCGCTAGGGTGTCGAGGGCTAGGAGGCCTGATAGTTCGATCATTCTGAGGTTCCTTTGGTTGTGTCTTTGCTTAAACCGGTGTTGCCGTTGGTTTTGGCGTATTCGAGGCTGGCCATGTTCATGGGTATAAATCGCTGCTCACCGAGGCCGTCTTCGAGTGGGTTCATTTCTTCAAATGCGCGCACTTCGTCGATGTTGTAGACGCCACGATCCAACATAGATTTGTAGAATGCTTCACGGGCTTTTAGGTCACCACGCAGCAAGGCCGACAAGTTGAGCTTGGTGTAGCGGTTGGTTTGGGTGCGAAATACTTTAAAGTTGTATTCCTGCTCCATTCGCGTTGCCCACGGCAATAGGCAATCAGTGACGTGTTCGATGTTTTGCGATTCGATGTTGTTGTTTGTGCTGCGCTCAAGCGACATCACTTTGTGAGGCTTGACGTTCATCCACCGGCAAATATCAATCACGCCGTTTTGGCGCGACTCAAGAAATTGGGCCTCACCTGGCGATACGCTGATTGCTTTGAATTTTTGCCCGGGTTCGAGTATTTCAACGCCGCCGTTTTTGCCACCGGCGTTGCTGTTGCGTTTTTGCCAGCCGCGCTTTAGATTTTTTGCCGCATCAGGACTCCAGCCTTCAGGTGCGGACCACTCATTCTCTGTTTCAATCACGCCACTTGGCATCGCGCCATTGCCGAAGAATCCCGCACCAAATTGTTCCATTGCAAGGCCAAGGCTTATGCTCTGTTTTGCGTATTGCAGCACGCTTAGACCACTGACGCCGTCGTATGTTGGGCCGCCGCGCAGGTGGATGACATCAGCGGCGTTTAGGACGGTGTTTGGCCCGTTGGTTTCGCTTATGTCGTAGATCAGGCGACCCTGACTGTCACGGTCTGGGTTAACGCGATCCCAGTCGATGTGCCATTGTGCAGCCGCTTCACCCGTGCGTAGGCGTTCAATTTCTGCTATGCCATTGCCTTGGGTAATGGCCGAGACCATGAGCGCAACGCGAAATTCAAACGAGTTGGTTTCGTCGTTGGCGGCGCGGTATAGCATGGCGTCGGTTGGGTGACCTTCAGCAATATTGCGACGGCCGTTTTTGGCTTCGTACGCGCGCCACGGCAGCATGGCGATGTTTTCTGAGATCAACCGCACACAGGCATAGTAAGCGCCGTAGGTCATTGCGCTGTCGCGATCTACGGGGATGCCTGCGACCGGACGACGAAATGACAAGCCAGAGAAGAAGCCGCCCAACCCGGTGCCGTCGGTGACGTTTTGTTCACCAGTTTGACGAGCATCAAAGTTGAGACCCGCGCCTAAGCCGTCAAAGATCATTCAGCACCGCCTTGTGTTTTTCCACGGGCCATGAGCAATCCCAGCAGCAACGTGAGCACGCCCACGGATAGCATTGCGCAACCACTGCCCAGCTCTTGATAGACGCCACCACCGATCAGACCTAGGGCGATCAGTAAAATGATGTCGAGCTTTGACAGCGGCAAGCGGATGTTGCTGAGGTTTAGTTTCATAGTTCACCTACAAATTTAATGACTGGCTCACGTGATTTATGAAATGCATTGAACGCCCACAAAATAGTGGCGTTCTTTTCTCTACGACGGCCCTTATCGTCAAAAAACATATCTGTGAAATAAATACGACCATCCTTAAATACACCCGCTCTACACGCATATGCCACCCGATCAACCATTTGGCGGTGACGTGCGCGCGGCGGCGCTTCAAATACTTTGAAACCCGCCGCTTCCACATTACGACATAACTGACCCTGCCAGCGATCTAAAGAGACAGAACAAATTTCCCCATAAGCGGCAATTTTTCCCAGTAGATCAGAGAGATAAACCGTTCCAAATGAATGAAACTCAGCTTCTACCTCAATGCTAATTTTACCGCTGTCATCGTCGACTATTACTGTGAGTTCATAACCACCACGACAAATGTCTATCGCTGCATATACGTTTGGCTTTGTCATAGTTCACCGTCTGCGTAGATTGATCGAGCCCGCTTTTTCTCGGGCATGAGTATTTGCACACCCAAGGCCATGATGGTCGCGGCTGCCGGGTCGATCTTTTCTTTGATTTTGGATTTATCGGGCTTTATGTCACCCGCCGGGCTGATGTCGGCAACTAGGTTGCCCATCGCCCAATACAATACTGGGTTGCTGTACTCAAACATGGTGTTGAGTACTCGAATCATTAGCTCTTTCATGGGCGCTGACATCGAGCCACAGCCTTGCCCGAATTCAATCATGGGCACGCCTTCGCCTAACATGTCGTTGACTAGCTGGTTTGAGTTCCAGCGGTCAAACGCGATGCCTTGCACGTTGAAGTATTCGCACGCGGTGCGGATGTCTTTTTTAATGTATTCGTAGTCTACGGTTTGCCCAGGCACTACTTGCAGGTGCCCAGTAACCACGAATTTCTCAAGCGATTTATCACCCTTGGCCAACCGACGATCAAGCGCCCCTTGCGGCAAATATGCCCTCACAAAGGTGCGGGTTTTGCCGTCGATGACGACCGTAAACGCCAGCGAGGTCATATCTTCAACACTGGATAGATCGAGTCCACCCCATGCCGTTTTGCCTTTGAATTCGTCGTTGCCCGACCATGGCGCTTGGTCGTCGTAGTCTGTTTCACAGAGCGCTAGGCGTTCCATGTTCATCCACTTGGCCTCACCGCGCAGGGCGATGTTGAGCTTTTTGGTCATGAATTCTATGCGTTCGGTCGGTATTTCTTGCGCCATGCGGCACTGTTCGCGCATGCCGTCTGGGTCTACCGACACACCCCAGTTGGGGTTTGCCTTCTTCCATTCCTCTTCATCGTCCCACTTTTCCGGGTCATCGACGGTGTAGATCATGGCGAAGTAGCTGTCGTCATCAATACTGCCTTCGAGCACCTTTGTCGCGTAGGCAAGCTGGTCAGCGTCAATGCCATCGGGTATAAAACCGGCAGTGGTGATAGCAATAATAAGTGGCTGCTTGCGAGCACCCAGCGCCGATTTAACCAACGACCAGATTTCATCATTCGGATGAGCATGCAGTTCGTCAATCAACCCAAAATGGACGTTCAGGCCATCCATACCCTTTGTGTCTTTTGACAGAGGCTTTAGACGACCATGGTTTTTATTAGAGCTAATTTGCCCATTAACGATTTTTGCCATCGCTTTGAGACTTGGGCTTTGCTCAACCATTTGCACAGCGGCATCGTAAACTTCTTTGGCTTGCTCTTTTTTAGTCGCAGCGCAGTAGACCCGAGGACCACCCTCAAGATCGCCAAACAATCCATAATTACCAAGAAATGCGCTTTTAGTTGACTTGCCATTTTTGCGCGGAACACGGTTATAGAAAACCCGAAACCGACGCGTGCCAGCGGCCCGCATCCAACCAAAAACATTAGCAATCTCAAAACACTGCCAAGGCCTAAGCTCAAGAACCTTGCCCATCCATTCGCCTTCATACTGGCGACAGTAACCAGAGAACCGAAAAACCCGCGCTGCGGCATTTTCATCGAAATACAAACCACGTGCGCCACCGGTTTCAAGATCGCGATACCAGCGATCAATAGCGAGCCGCGTTAATCTGCAAACCGGTATTTTCCCATCACGAACGTCGTCAGCGTACTGATACGCCATGTCGAGATATTTGCGCCCAAGATCAACCGATGGCACCGACTTAACAACGGCACTCACAAATCAAGCGAACCCTGATTAGGGTTTTCCAGTTTGATGGCTTGGCGAGCGCGCGGAGTCATACCCAATTGTTGCTCAAGTTTTCCTAGCTGCTCAGCGGCTTGCTTACGCAATACAGCTTCAACAGACATTTGACGCGCACCCGTGGCAAATTGCTGGATCGACGCAAGCCCGCGATTCTTTTGACACTCCTTGTTCCAGTGCTGCCAATCGCAGTACATCACAACGTAACGATGAAACACAGAGGTATCAATCTCAGACAGAATGCCCAGCTCAACAAGCTTGGCACCCATCGAGTCCCACAACGCAGACTCAGGTGCCTTCAAACCCTTAGGCTTATCAGGCAAACCAGCAGTCACGCCTTGGTATAAATCATCACTAGCAGCCGCACCCGCATCAGAGCCCGCGCTGGTTTGTGGTTTTTTGGACTCCAGCGGAACGACATTAGCGCGAATATTGCTCTCGCTCATAAGTCACCTCACTGATAAAAAAAATGCCCGATCAAATCATTGACCGAGCATAGACAGAGTGAGATTATCGCTACCCCCCCCCTAAAAATTAGAAATCTCACACGAACGATTACCTCTTCGTTCGCGGGAAAAAACGGGCTGAAGGAATTAGATACCCCCTACCCTTAGATATTCTCACCGATTTACTTTGACTAGCTCCGAACCTTCGCACCAATACGGTTGTGGCAGTCATGACACAATGCCCGCAGGTTGCTCCACTCCCAGAACAACTCAGGGTGCGTCTTAGCAGGTTTAATGTGATCGACTATCTGAGTCGGCCTAACCAAGCCATTAGTTTCACACTCAACACAACAAGGGTGACGCTTCTTAAATACAATGCTCAACTTCTTCCAGCGCTGAGTACCGTACAACGCATCAGACTCAGACCGACGCCGGTTATAATCCTTCTGACCCTCAAGCCGATCAGCATTAGCCACTGGCTTGTGTGCATCACAATAACCAGCCGATACCAACTCACCACAACCCGAATACCTGCAGAATGTCGGAGCCTTACGACCCACCTTTCATCACCCAGATAACCAACGCAATCAAGACAGCAACAGCAGCACCACTGACCGAGGACTGAAACGCCGACGCATGCCCTGTCTTTATCTCGACCTTACCGTCGCTAATCTCAAGCACTCGCACGCGATCCTCGCACTTCTCAATACGATCAAACGCACGCTTGATTGAATCATCATGTGTCGCCTGACGTTCTTCCAGACGAACTAAGCGGTCGAGCTTCTGATTGATTGCCCGCAACTCTCTCAAGTAATCTGACAACCCCGGATTTTCATCACCGCTCACTTGAACCTCTCAGTCGAATTACCTTTGGCTTTATCAAATGAGCGCATGCTACCAATGCCCAACATGCCAGACACAATCACCCACAGTGCATCAGTAGGCAGTACCGGCGGTGGTGTCACACCGTCAGGCACAACGCCCGACGCCTGCAACCACGCCCAACCCCACATCAACAGCGGGTACACAATGAACTGATAGGCCAACGCGAAAGCGCCAACCCAACCGATAGCAGGACGCCAACCAGCAACAAACACAGACTTATGCTGTGCTTCTGTTTTGTTTATATCGAGCTGACCCATAACCAAGCCAGCATCAATCTGCTTATCCTTGAGCGCTATCTTCAGGCGCTCTTCATCAGACGTGGTGAGATCATCAGCAATCGCGCCAATACTCTTAACCAGAGAGCCAATACCCAATAGGTTCATTGCGCCCCCTTCAACGTACGATTAATCCAACCCAACAGGAACTTACCCTGTGATCGGTCACGGTTAACGATGGCCGCATAGCGCGCCACCTTAGCCAACGAATAACGAGCAACAAACAAATCAACATCAAACGAATTAATCGCGCTCAATGTTTGCGGCCCAATCCAACCATCGGCATTAACACCAACCGACAACTGAGCCAGCTTAATAGCCGTGGCGTCACCCGCATTCACAGCAAAATCAAACAGAGACCCAGCTACCACATCAGAATCAATCTCTTGGCCGTTAATGCGATCCCAAAAGTTAGCCTGATAAAAGCGCTTAACCATCGCATGCAATCTCGCATCATCAGGGCCAACACTATCGATAACAGCCCAGCCATCCCAGCTACTGTGAAACTTGCGTGCAATCCCCGCAAACGTCATACCACCGCGATCATTAGCAACGGCATGCAGAACATAGCCACCTTCGTTCCGAATCATTGCATCGAATGCCGGTTCAAAGTACGCCATACAGCCTCACAATAAAAAATCCCCGACGAACGCCGGGGCAAGATGTAAACAACAGCGGAAAGAGCCCAGAAACGTACAACCAGAAACGCAAAAGGCCCAATCATTTCTGACTGAGCCTTTTCTCTGAGCGCGTAATCTGACGCTAGGTAGCATTTTCCTGAAAAGGGTCACGTTTGCAAGCACTAATTTTCAAACGTAAGCCCCGCAAAAAAATAACCTTTTAACTATCAATAACTTACGCCGCAATTTTTTTTCCTGCAATCAAGCCGAAATCAATCAAACCATCCCAAACCATGCAATACGTTTTGTCCTCCCATCGCTCAAACGTACTCTTGTGAACCTGCAAGCACCGACACCGCTCAACCTTAGTCAAACTCGCATTCGCCTCAAGCCACAGCCAAATCACCAAACGCCGCCCCTCTGGATATTCCTGAGACATCACCTGCAACACCGACTCAACCGCATCCACAGCAGGCGGCACCAATACCGACGAACCGAACTCACCCGCAGGCACCGACGACCACTGCGCAGACGCAAACCCACCACTGCCATTGCGTGACCACTCCCCCCACACTGACAAACACCCCTCAACCTCACGGCGTTGCTCACGATCTAAAACACGTTTAGTCATACGAAATCACCCCCAGCGTGATCAGAGCCTGAGTCAGCAGGCCGCTCCATCGAATCCATGCGCTGATACGCCCCGCGCCACGCCAGATAATCAACACCCCGCTCACCGTTTCGCACCTTGCCCGAAATCACCTCAACCTGCCCCGGTGTCTGTGTGTCCTCGTTGTAATACTCATCACGATAGAGAAACTGAATCACATCAGCGTCCTGCTCAATCGCCCCACTCATGCGCAAATCAGACATCTGAGGGCGCTTATTAGACCGCTTCTCACACTCCCGATTTACCTGACACAGCCCAATCACAGGACAACTCAACTCCTTAGCCAGCTTCTTTAACGCCCGCGACACCTGTGCAATTCGTTGAGGCTCATTCTCAGTCTTGAGCGTGCTCTCAACCAATCCAATATGATCAACCACCACCAAACTCAACGGCGTCTTACGATGCAAACGCTTAGCCCGCGCAACCAACTCACTAATCGGCAACGACCCCTCATCATCCAACCAGATACGATCAGACACCCCAGCCAAAGAAGTCACAGCCATCCCAAACTTACTAGCCTGCTCATCAAGCCCCAACACCTTGCCCGACTTAATCAAACCCAAATTTACCGAACCCGTCGCCGACGTCATACGCGCGGCCAGTTGCTTATTGGGCATTTCCAAGCTGAACATCACCGCATTTAATTTTTGCTCAATCGCCACATGCCGCAGAATATTAAGAATATAGGCCGTCTTTCCCATCCCAGGGCGCGCCGCAATCACCATGAAATCCCCAGGCTGCAAACCACCTAAGCGATAATCAACGTGCTGCCACCCCGTAGCCAACCCAGTAAAGCCACCACCCTCAAACGCAACCTCAACATCATCAACCATGGCCTTCAGCGCACCACCCAAAGGCTGCATCGTCAGCGCACGTTCTTCACGCTCAGTCGCCGTCAAAATTTGCTGCAATGCCGCCACACGGCTTGAGTGATCAGGAAATGACTCATCCTCAAGCAACGCCAACATATCCCGCGCCGCCTTGTGATAACCACGCTCAACCGAAAAATCACGCACCAAACACGCGTAGGCAGTCACGTTATCCACCGACGGCGTCAAATCGATCATACGAGACAAATACCCAGCACCACCGGCCAAATCCAACTCCCCTCGCTGCTCCAAACGTTCAGCAACAGTCACCACATCAGAAGGCGCTCGCTCATCAATCAGCGATGCAATAGCAAGAAACGCCAACACATGCCGACGATCAAAAAACATATCAGCCGCAAAACCCACTGCAACCACATCATCAAAAACCTGCTCATCAAGCATCAACGACCCAATCACCGACTGCTCAGCCTCAGCACTCCACAACTTACGCATAATCAGCCCTCGTATTTTTTATCTAAGGTTTTCAAGAAATTTTCCTTCTTCACCAACCAGCGCAAATCAAACCACTTGGTTTCATCAGACGTCAGCAACGGGCAACGAGTCGCGATATACACAAACAACTGCCGCCACCACAACAACCCAGACTCACGATCGTGATACAACGTCCGATTCTCAGCACTATGCTGAATACCCGCCGCCTGACGCCACCGACGGCCAAGATTCGTAGCCCCAACCCCCTGCGACCACAAAGCGCGCTTAGGCTGCTTACACATCGGCAATACCTCGGCCCACAAATCCAAAATCTCAGCATGAGGGCAATTGCCCAAACCACTCTGACCCACCCCCACCTGATCAACCGGTTGTAAATCCAAATCAACACCCGAGACGCCAGCGTCAGAAACCGAAGGTTTGGGACTCTCTACGTTAGTAGAGTTATTTATATTCTTGATCTCTTGATGTGTGTTGTTCATGGTGTGTTGTTCCTGCGTTGCTCCTACATCCAAAACCCCCGCCACAACTGGCTTGAGCTGTGTTGTTCCCGGTGTGTTGTTCCTGCGTTGCTCCTCATGCGGACGGACTGAAACCGCATGCGCCAAAGGCAACCTAAACACCAACCACTCAGCCCGCTCACCCGACCGCACCTGATCCAGCAACCCCGCACCAGACAGCCGCTTAATACACTCACGCACCGCCTGCTTAGAAATCGACACACGTGCAGCCGTACTGCCACGCGCACGATGCTCTTCTAGCAACTCAGCCATGCCCTTATAGCTCAACCGGCGCGCAACCCCGACAAGCCCCGTGGCCATATCCAAATGCGGCTTAATTCCCCGCAAATACAGCACCTGATCACGATGAGGCAAATACTCCAACGCCGCGTCTTCATCCTCATTAATCATCCAAAACCGACCAGTAAACTGACGGCTCATAGGTAATATCTCAGCCAAAGAAGCCTCCAAAAAACAAAAATTCCGCCGAAATTCGGCAAAATTAATCACCAGACCGAACAACCCCAGCCCGACTCAACAACTCCTGAAAAACAACATCCAATACCAAAGGCCGCCCACGCTTATCACAAAAATTGCAAGTCACACGGAAGTAATCCAATATTTCGGCCTCAGACATCGCAGAGGTAACACCAGATGGGTTTACAGGGCTGGAAACAGATTTCGTCACAATACCTCCGAGCAGTACGCTACAACGCAATAAAACAAGAACTAGAAATGAGCTTCAAAGACGGTGGCTACGAAACATACTTCGGAGTACCACCCAACACATTTGAAAGCTTCATAACCGCCGCAAACAAAGACCAATACCACCAAAACCACATACTGAAACACTACCCAGCCATGGCCCACAGATGATCAATCAGGCATACCCGCAGCGATACTCACCAACTTATTAATCTCAGTCGCCAACTCAGTACGCGACCGCTTGATGTCATTCATTTCAGAGACAGTCACACGACGATCACTAATCGCCCCCGCAATCGTCTGCGCTAAATCACTCACACGCTCAAGCGACTTACTCAACTGCTCAAACAAATCAACACCCTGAACCGGATCAACCCCAGGTACAAAAAAACCGCCCGCAATCTCAGCGACTGCATGGGCGGTATATTGAGCATTAGTCCACTCGAGCAACGACTCAAACTGACACAGGCTCATATCGTGGGTATCGCGTTTCGTATCACAGGTATAATTCAACACCGTTTGATGGTGCGACACCCCAATGATTGCCGGGGCCGACTTCATGCCTTGAGGCATACGTTTAATATCTTCACGAATCGCCTGACGTAACGACGTACCCGGCAAAACTCTTACACTAGCGAACTGATTCATCGCGTCTCACTCCAAATAATCAAAACGTTTTTAAGCCGCTGAGCTAGAGGCATCATTCACACTCACAGGCCGCTCACCGTACACATCAGGCCGCAGGTCGTAACGATCAATACCCGAACCCGCTTCAACAAGAAGGCGCTCCACATGCAAAACATGCTCAGCAGGAATGCGACCTTTCTTAGTCACCCAGTAGCCAACAACTTGTTGCTTCACGCCAAGAGAGCGACCCAAACCAGCCTGACCACCCAATTGAGCAGTCGCCTTTTCTGTAATCGATTCGATGGTGTCAGCCATATCAAACCTCCAATTAGTCAAACATTCACCGCAATAAAAACAGAATATTCTGTATTTAACAACAGATTTTTATGTTTGTTTGCATACAAAAAGATTTGTACCCTATCCAGCAAACAGGCGGTGGATTGATATGAGTGACTTTGGAACGCGGTTAAAAGCAGCGATTAGCGACGCTAAAACGACTCAAAAAGAACTTGCCGAAAAGATTGGAATCACACAGCAATCAGTTCAATACCTATGCTCTGGCAAAGCCAGATCAAGTAAAAACATCACACAGATTGCCAAAATATTAAACGTTACGCCCGAATGGCTAGAAACAGGCACGTTATCAATTAATGAGCCAATAACAACTTACAAAGACGAATACAGATTGCCACTATTTTCCATAAAAGAGCTGGACCGAGACCTGCCCGCATCAAAAAAAGTAAAGTGCCCTTTTGATTGCTCACTAGAAACATTTGCACTACTCATTGAAGGCGATCCAACCGCCGCCAATGCGATGCACCCGTCATACGGCCGAGCCTACCCTGTCGGATCAATAGTATTTGCCGACCCTACCCAGGCGAATGAGTGCAAAAACGGAGATATAGTTATCGCAGAACTGACCGACCGTCCAAACAAAGTGACGGCATTCAGGCAGCTATATCAAGAAGCCGGCAGCGAATTGCTATTACCGCTAAACCCACAATTCCCGCCGGTATTAGAACCGTTCAAAATAACAGCCAAAGTGATTGGAGCAATACTACCCTAACCACACTCAGAACAACGCCACCCACCGATCTTAGCGTTCAGAAGCTTCCAAACAACAATAACCAACAGCCATGCACCCACTGTCATTAAGATCAAAATCAAATGGACCAAGATCATAAAACCACTAGATTTAGTATTGTTGCGATAATGCTTAGTAATTTTTTTACACGTTCGGCACTTAATCATTTGCTCTTCAATAATTTTCACTACTTCATAACCTCACATAACTACAAAGCAGCCAGCTCATCTCGATATCGATCAAGATTACTACGCTCTGAATCCATCAGGTTTTTATATTTCTCAGATACCGCCTGCATTTCAGTACTGATTGAAGTTTCCCACTGCGCACCCGCCAAATTATTATTAGCCCGCGACTTCTTCGCCTTCAGCCCTGCCAACTCCTTCGACATGCTAGCCTGATACCGCTTTAACTTATTCTCTGAACGCTTAATATCACGATTCAATTGAGCACGGCGATTATCAGCCTTCATCTCCTTATAGTAATCACTATCAGTGGCCAAGCCCTGAGATTGCGCCGGAACAATCTCTCGCACCTCATACTCACGAACTTCAGACGTGACCGCACCTGAGCACGGCATCTCTTGAAAAGACTTTTTACCCGCACCGTCAGTGCATACATACAACTGACCGGCAAACGACAGCGATGGCAACAACGCCACCGAGACTAGAAAAGAACGCATAAAACCTCCTTATTTATCAGCAGTTTCAATACTACCGCCGAAACAAAACAAGAAAAAACAAAATTTACTGTTGACATAACAAAGGAATTTGTTCATAAATACAGAATATTCTGTTTATGTAGGGCAAATCACATGGCAACACAACAACCAAACACCGCAGACATCGTGATTCACCCAGCGGTATTCAACCGCCCTGACTTCATGGCCGTGCTCGACCAAATCGAAGACAACTGCCAAGGCCGAATCGTCACTGCCGACAGCAACATGCTGGAAATCAACCGCTTTGACGAACTCGACCCGGAGCCAGCCGCATGAGCCGATCTATCGACTACCGCACCGCCGCATGGCAACTCAACACCAGCCCCGTTGCGCTACTCAAAAAGCTGCGCAACGCAGGCGCGATCCACAGCCACGGCCCAGAGCGCAACCAGCCAAAGCCGGGGTACGGACACCTATTCGACACCGAACTAACTCAATACAAATGCGGCACACGGTGGAAGCCTCACCACACGCTACTCGTTCGCCCGGCAGGCCGTGACTACCTCACCGCCCTACTCGCTGGCGACACCAAGCGCATGAAAGCCCTGACGATATTCACGATAGACCGAGAATTTGCACACCAAAAAATCGCCGAAATTTCCGCGATGGTGAGCCACTAAATCACGCACCCGAGACGTGAAGCGGCAAGGAAGCCGCGAACCTAACAAACGACAACAGAGAAGCCACCCATGAACAATTTGCTCGCACTACCACATTTACCACCACCAACCATGCCAAGCCCGTTCAGCTATGAAGCATGGAAAAAGAACATCTCTGATCTTTCCCCTGCCTGCAAAAAATGTGAAAGCACCCGAAAACGACCATGCCCTGAATGCAACGGCATTGGCGAGACGGAATGCTGCGAGTGCGAACAAGAACGCAAGTGCGAAGACTGCAACGGCACAGGCGCAATAGATTGCAAATGCGTTGGCAACCTATCGCGCACCGCATACATCACTGCCATCACCAGCGACTACGAAAAACTTCTATTCATGCGCGGGCTGTCCATGCCAACACCCGAAATACGCCGTATCGCTTGGCAGAACGCAAACCACTAACCGCTGAGGAACACGACATGAGCACAACAGACCTACCGCTGGCAAACCACAAACCCGGTCGCGTATTCACCGCCCGCGAATTACAGCCCGACGAAATCATCACGCCCGATTGCAAACGCCTGATCGACGGCGACTTCATCGGCGTGTTCTCAACCGGCGTACCCGCGTCAGAATCAGCCGTCGCTGTATACAAATTCGTAGACGTCACCGCAGAGGGCCTATAACCATGACCACACAATCAATCACCACCGCTAAAGCCGCAGCCCACAGCGAAATCGAACAGCAAACCGCTGAGTTTTTAGCCCGTGGTAACAAAATTGACGAACTGCCCTACAGCCCAGACGGATACACCCCCACCAGTGAACTCGAAGCCGTGGTGAAAAAGAACTCCGCCGCCCGCGCCAAGGGCATGACAAACCGGAATTGGAAAAAACTGAACGACCAAGAAATGGCAGCCAAAGGCCTAACCAAAACCCCGAAAAAAGCGGGATGCAAAGCCGAAGGCAAGCGCAAGCACGCTGTCACTGTATGCAGCGAACCAGCCAGCCGCGAACGCGCTAAAAAATCAGGATTCAAGGACAAAGCCGCATGACGCCGAACTTCATCCCAATGCTAACCGTACTCATCATTGCCGCCGTTATCGGCTGCATCGGTGCCTAAATAAATAAGGAGCTCAAATGAACGACTTACTCATGCTGTTTTTTATCATCGCCCTAGCGATAGGCGCCCTAGTAGCAATTTTTCTAGGTGGCGCATACGTCATGGCAAAACGCTGCGCTGAAGTGCTTCAGGGCTGGCATACCGGAAGCGCACCAACCGCAATAACTTGTAATTACCCACGCTGCAACTGCCCGTTTGATATGGACCACCGAGAGCTATGCCTACGCGGTCGCCCACGCAAGACAGGAGCGCCAAAATGAACAACGCCATGGCTAAGCTTGCCGAAGCACTCAACATCGACCACGCGAAAATGCCGCGCGAACAAATGGCAGAAGCCGTGTGTGAAAAGGCGGTGTTAGAAATTTCCCAGTTAAAGGAAAAATTAAGCGCCACTAAAGATTATCTCAACCATCAAATGAAGAATATTAAAACCATGGTTGACAATGACCATACTCCGCATGAGCTTTTAGCAAGGGCCCACGCAATTAAATCAGCCGCCAACCTTGTATTAAAGTACGCAGAAGAAGCCCAAAGCGACACCGGGAAAGTTTATGTAATAGATGCCGACTGGATTGACGGCCTGAGCGAAATCATTGATGAGTCAGCCGCAGAAACTAACGGGATGGCCATCTAATGCACATCTACAACGCCACCATCGGACAAATGGGCCTACACCTACCCAACGCCCTGATCGTCGACAACTTCGCCGGTGGTGGCGGTGCATCAATGGGCCTAGAAATGGCATTCAATCGCCCGGTTGATATAGCAATCAATCACAACCCTGAAGCGATTTCCATGCACCAGGCGAACCACCCTGACACAGAGCACTACTGCGAATCAGTCTGGGACGTAGACCCAATAAAAGCCACCCACGGCCTACCGGTTGAATGGGCGCATTTTTCGCCAGACTGCACACACCACAGCAAAGCCCGTGGCGGAAAACCGAAAAAGAAAGAAATTCGTGGCCTTGCTTGGATCGTCATCAAGTGGGCAATACTCAAACGCCCCGAAAAAATCAGCCTCGAAAACGTCGAAGAATTTAAAACATGGGGGCCACTGAATGAAGAAGGCCATCCAATCAAAGAACGCGCCGGTGAAACCTTCGACGCCTTTATTTTAATGCTCACCACCGGCATTAAAAAATCACACCCCGCCGCAAAAGAGCTATGCGAATTTTTACCCGCTGGCTTTGATATAACAGCAGTATTTAAAGGGCTTGGTTATAACGTAGATTTCAAAGAATTACGCGCCTGCGACTACGGCATACCAACCACTAGAAAACGTTTTTTCATGGTTGCCCGCTGCGATGGCGACCAAGTGCAGTGGCCAAAACCTACTCACGGCGACGGCTTACTCCCGTACAAAACCGCAGCCGACTGCATTGACTGGTCGATACCCTGCCCGTCGATATTTACTCGCAAAAAACCGCTAGTAGAAAACACCATGAAGCGCATTGCACGCGGCATGAAACGCTTCGTTATCGATGCAGAAAACCCGTATTTAATCGACAACAACAAAGTGACCTTCATCACCGAACACGCCAACGCCAGCAACCAACGAAACATGCCAGGTGACGAACCCCTGCGCACAATATGCGCAGGCGTAAAAGGCGGGCACTTTGCATTAGTTACCGCATTTCTCGTTAAACACTATGGCGGCAACTACACCGGCGCAGGCATCGACATGCGCGCCCCACTCGACACGATAACAACAACCGATCATCACGCCTTAGTGTCAGCATTCTTAGTTAAATATTACGGCAACGACAAAGACGGCTGCGACATAAACCAGCCCCTACACACCATCACAACCAATGATCGATTTGGATTAGTACTCGTAAAAATAAACGGCGAGACCTATCAGATAATCGACATCGGAATGCGCATGCTGACAGCCCACGAGCTGTACATCGCTCAAGGATTCCTAGAGGGATACATCCACGACCGCACCGCTGACGGAAAGCCACTCTCTAAAACCGCACAAGTGCGAATGGTTGGCAACTCAGTACCACCGGGATTAATAGCCGCCATTGCCAAAGCCAACACTGAACAACAACAGAAAAACCGGAGAGCAGCGTGAAGCAAATATACCTATGCCATAAGTGCTGTGAATTACTCGAACTAACATCCAATGAGATTGGTGTAAATGAAGCGGGGCGAAAAAACTGTTACGGATGTGGATGCAATCAAGATTGGAGCCTTCACGTTGAAGATCAAGAAAAAATCGACCCATTGATTGCAGAACTGAATGCAAAAACTGCAGGGAAATAACCCTTGGTAGCGGAGGCGAAGCGCCAGCGCCGTCCTGCTGCCTACCTTTGTTATGCGCTGGCGGAGATAGAAACCATGAAAGACCAAGATGCTGAAAAAGAAATTGTTGAGAAAGGTTTAAATGCACCTCGCGTAACTCTGGAAGGATTACATAAAAAAATTACAGATGTGGAAATTGTCAAGCATGTAACAAAAACTGGTCAGACTTTGCGCTGGGCGGTACTGACAATGGAAAACGGTTTTGCTGTCGTTGGTAAACCCTCCTGTAGTGTTTCACCAGAAAATGATAACGCAGAGCTTGGTGAAAAAATTGCGATTGACAACTCGCAATGCCAAGTCTGGGAGTTGGAGGGCTACGCACTGAAACAAAAACTCCACGACGCTAAAAGTTAACAATCAGCGCCGCCAGTACGGGGCGCATAACCCTAGTTTTAATGGGCGGAGCTTTAGCGACGTCCGAATTGAATTATTTGTTATTGCTCGGGAGGGTTAATTATGAAATATACAGAATGTAAACACGGGAACAAAAGCACCAGTTGCTTGGAGTGCGTAATTGAATTTGAAAATGCACTTAAGAATGCACATAAAAAATCAGAACAGATAAATAAAATAGAACGACAGGCAGTAATCGAATCACAGTACCGCGCACGTGCAAATAAACGGCGATGGTGAGCAATAACCCCAGTTTTAATTGGGCAACGAGGGAGCGCCAGCGAGTAAGGCGCTCCATTTTTAAATGTTTGTTATGTGTATTTCTGGAGCTAGGAAATGGACGAATACCCAAAGTTTGAGCGGCGAAAAGGAGAAGGCGTGACGATGCTTGTTAGAAGCTATAACGAATTCGGAGAGGAGCTTTTTAATAGACATCATTACAGTGAAGCTACAGCAGAGAGAATTCTGGCTGAGCTAAATGAAGCTATAAAAAAGAAAGACACATAACACCAATTTTAACGGGCTGGAGCGCTAGCGACAGTCCAATTTTAAATGTTTGTTATTGCTCTGGAGGGCAACGAAATGGCAGAACTTATTAGAATCGAAGGTGAAGGCGGCACTAAAATATATTCTGGAGCAGCAACAACAAAAGCAGAGGCGAAGGAGCGTTATATCAATCAGACCGGCTATCCAGCTGATGGCGTTGATATATTCAAGTTTGACGAGTGCGACTGGGTCGAGTTACGCAACTTCGCCAGAGTTGGCAACGAGTAGCAATAACCCAGAGCTTTGCTGTGTGAGCCACAGCGAACATCTGACAAAAGTGAATTGTTATTTCACGAACTAGGGTTCTGACATGAAAGTAATGAGCTACGGAGCGGGAACAAATAGCGCTGCTATGTTGGTAGGATTTAAGCAGCGCGGAATAAAGCCTGACGTAATTTTATTTGCTGACACAGGCGGCGAGAAGCCGGAAACATACGAGCATTTGAAAATAATGAAGCGCTGGTGTCTAGATAACGGATTTCCGGAAATATCTATATGTAGAGAAAAGCAAACATTAGAATCTGACTGCTTAAATCGTAAGGCATTGCCGGGGTTGGCATACGGTTTCAAAAGTTGCAGCGAGCACTACAAAATCAGACCACAAAAGCGCTGGCTTAAAGCCAACGGAATTAAAGCAGAATTGTTTTACGTTGGCATAGATGCTGGCGAATCACACAGAATTAAAGACGATCCAAGCACTGAGTATCCATTGATAAGCTGGGGATGGGGCCGTAAAGAATGTATTGATGCAATTGAAAAAGAAGGATTGCCGTTGCCGGGGAAAAGCAGTTGTTTTTTTTGCCCTGCAATGAAAGCCGGAGAAATTCGCGCTCTCAGCGTGCAGCATCCAGAATTAATGGATCGTGCTTTAAAAATAGAAAAAAATGCAAATTTAACAGTGGCGACGGGGCTTGGGAGGTCATTTAGCTGGAGTAGCGTTATCGCAACAGATGATATGTTCCCTGAGCTTTACAACAGTACGGAGATTGCTTGCGGCTGCTATGACGGCTAACGAGTGAAATAACGCTGAGCACGCGGGCCGAAGGTCCCGCGCTGTGAATGTGTTATTGAATGAATTTAACTGAGATTTAAATATGAAAAAACATCAAAAAAAATCACGAAAAGCCCGCGCCGCCCGAATTGAGCAACGCAACCGTGACTCCGTAAAAGCCACCACTTTTTACATGCACGGCACAATGATGTCCGCACTAGGCGCTGAAGTCGGCAACCCAAAACACCACATCAGTACCGCCCAAGCCATTAAGATATTAAATCGAAAAAACACGTGGTCAATCATGCTACTCGTATTTCTCGATACCGGTTTTGAATGCGGCACAAAAATCGAGTTGCATACTATCGACGTACCGCAAACCCGCGCCGCCATCAATCAAAAAATAGACGATATGCACTGGCATTTTGTCGAGCAACAAAACCTCAATCACGTATGCAGCAGTGGCTTCTTTCTAGTGCCAGACCACCGCGTTGATCTCGAAAAAATCCAACGTGACATCATCACATTATTCACAGCACACAAACCGTGGGATCGAGATCACACAGCGAATGCAACATTAATCAGACAGCTCGAACGAGCACTAGAAGCAGCGTAACAGGTAACAACAATGGCCAGTTATTTTTTATCAGACGCAGACATGACAGCACTTACCGGCAAACGACAGAAAGCCGCCCGCATCGCTGCGCTTAATAACATGCACATTGCATACATCTCAGCTGCCGACGGCAGCCCCCTCGTGCCCTGCTCTATAATCGATACAATGGCCGGAATCGAATCAGCAAAAATCGCAGAAGAATCAATACAAGACGACGGTTTCAACCTCGCATAAAAAAAACAGCACACAACACCCGCAGGCCCAACAATGACACCACGCAAGCGCAAATCAACCGCCGACAACTGGCTACCGTCCCGAGTCTATCGCGGCAAATCGTCCTACGAATATCGCCCCAAGGGTGGCAAATGCCAGGTGCTCGCTAAACTACAACGCGACCCAGCGGGAAACATCGTCGAACCCGTCGAACTACGCCGCGCAGTGATGGACGCCTACGACCGCGCCGTCATCGAAGCCCGCCCCGCCAAAGACGTGAACTACTGGCTCAACAAATTCATGGTGTCAGATAAATTCATTAGCCTCAGCCGTCTCACGCAAGAAGACTACCGCCGCTACATCGAAGTGATCGTCGATCCAAGCAACCCAGCCAGCAAAGCGACCCACAACGGCATACGCCACGTATTCGGAGCAATGACCCCTACTAACGTCAAACCGACGCACATACGTCGCTATATGGACTACTGGAACACCCCGCAAACCGTCACTCAGGCATCTGGCCGCATACTCGATGGCAAAGCCAAGCCAACCACCGCAAATCGACACCTGAGCTGCCTACAGGCGTTTTTCAAATGGCTGCGCCAATATCTCACCGGCATGGAGCAAAACCCCGCTGACGGCCTGATAAAATTCCCAGAGACCGCCCGCCAGGTATACATCACCGACGATCAATACCTCCAAATGCTCGAAGCATCACTCAACAGCACCACGCCGTGGTTTTTCTCGCTCCTCGAAATCGCCTACCTTGGCGGCCTGCGCCGTAACGAAGTATGCAAACTGAACCTCGAAGACATCATCATCGAAGACGGCATCCACTATCTGCGCATCATCCGCAGCAAAGGCTCAAAAGGCGAACTGATCGAAATCACCGACCGCTTGCAAACCGCCATCGATACCGCCATCAGCTTATATCCAGCAGGAAAGATCGAACCGATACGCGAGCGCCCCATCATACGCAACACCCGTGGCGACCGAATCAGCAAATCAGCACTACAAAAAGCACTCACCAACGTCAAAACCGCCACCGGCATCACAGACGTGACATTGCATGACATGAAGAAAAAAGCCGGAACAGACGGCAAAGACCTTGGCCACAAAACCAAACGCATGGCCGAGCTGTATAATCTCAAACTGAAAAAAGGCACCGCGACCCGGTGAATAGAATAACCTTAGACTAACTGGCTTGTATGATAAGCCAGTGAACATTTCAAATATTTGGATGAGCGACAATGGAAGAACAAGAACAAACCAACGAAACAACAACCCCTACTGAGCCTGTTATTCTGTTCTTCGTCTTTGGTGGTTCTCATTATTACGCGTCCGGGGGCGCTTGGGACTTATTAGCCAAGACTGACGACATAGAAGAAGCCACAAAAAAAGCAGAAAGCTTTATAGGCAAGTATGCGGTTTTTGAAATTGCAGATTGGAGTGATGATAGAGAAGATGATTCAGGCTTTGAAATAGAGTGGACTCACGTAGTGAATGCACAAGACGGAAGCATTGTTGCTGAGTTTGGCGGTCATCCCTTTGGCGGCGGACAACCAGTATTGCAGATCAGAGAAAAATAACCCCGCCGCTTATTGTCGCGAGGATACGAGAAACTAATTACAGCGCATTGCTATGCGTAGGGCGGGAAAGATGGGTATTGGATTTACAATCACAGGTTTGATGTTTTGCGTAGCTGGCTTGATTGCCAGTCTCAGCCGTAGCAACCATTGGGTAGTGTATATCTGTGTCGGGATGATGTTCGCAGCCACTGGAAATGTAATCGCATAACACTGAGGATGAGTGCGGAACGTCCCACACTCTGACGTGTTATTTTTCAAGGCTGAGCTTTAATACTGTACAAAGTTACATGCTGTATATTCGGAATAAGATATTCCGAAAGCGGGTTTCGTTAGCAGACACTTACTAGGAAAGGCTTGTAGCAATGGGGTGGCCGACGGGGATCGAACCCGCGACAACAGGAATCACAATCCTGGACTCTACCGACTGAGCTACGGCCACCACTACTTTCCTGCTGGAACACCAGAATGGCGCACCCGGCAGGGATTGAACCTGCAACCCTCGGCTTAGAAGGCCGATGCTCTATCCAATTGAGCTACGGGCGCACGTCCATTTAATCAAGAAGATTAAATGGTCGGGGTAGAGAGATTCGAACTCCCGACATCTTGGTCCCAAACCAAGCGCGCTACCAGACTGCGCTATACCCCGATCACACTTCTAATGGGTTACCCC